TTCTTAGACTTCTCTGAGAACAATCCTTTTGGTGACCCGGAGAATAACTAATGGCTGACATATTTGATTTTGGATTTACGGCAGTTGATGAGGATGAACTTGACGCAGTTAAGAATGTTAAGAGTGAAGCATCGTCATCTGATGATAAACTAAACGCTTTATATAACGCAGTAATACCACTGCTAAATAATCTGAAGAAGAACCCCGAAAAGGATTATATCCTTTGGCCTGATAGATTAAATAAAGTTGAACAGTTTGAGGATCACCTCACGAAAATATATAAAGGTTAGTTATGTTCGGAACCCATTTCTATCATGAAAGAATACGGAAGAGTGTAGCAGTATTTGGTACGCTATTCAATAATCTGTATGTTCTACGCAAAGATAGTTCAAATAAAGTTATAAGTCAAGTAAAAGTTCCACTAGCCTATGGTCCTCANAGAAAGTTTCTTGAGAGAATAAGAGAGAACCCTGACCTAGATACGAANACTAAGGTTGCTATCAAGCTTCCCAGAATGTCTTTTGAGATTACAAACGTTACGTATGATGCTCAAAGACAACTACAGAAGATGAACAACTTTACACAGGCTGGAACAACTAGTAACCTTAGAAACAAGTTCTATAGTTTTGTTCCTTACAACATTGGGTTTCAACTTAGTATATACGCCAAGACACAGGATGATGCTCTACAGATGGTAGAACAAATACTTCCTACGTTTACCCCACAGTATAGTCTTACAATAAAACCATTTGCTGAGTTTCCATCTATAACTGAAGATACACCTATAACTCTACAAAGTGTGGATTTTAATGATGACTTTGAAGGAACTCTGGAATCACGTAGAACTATTATATACACATTAACATTTGAAATGAGAGTAAACTTTTATGGTGCTATCAATGAAACTGGTGTCATCAGAACCTCTATAAATAACATTAGTCAGATAGGAAATGGACTAGCCGACTCAGACGTTCAACTAGGTAAGATATCTGTAACAACAAATCCAGCACTGGCCTCTGCCGATAGCGACTTTGGCTTTACCGAAACTTTTGATTTTCAGGCACCTTTTTAATGGCTGATAATAATGAACCAGTAGATCATGTTGATGATGATTTTGAGTTTGCTAGAAAGACCTATTACGATTTATTAGTAAAGGGGTCTGAAGCACTTGAAGAGATGATGGAAGTCGCACGTGCCACTGAGCATCCTCGTGCGTTTGAAGTCTTGTCTGGCATGATGAAGAACGTTGCTGATGTTAATGGTAACCTTCTTGATCTACACAAAAAGAAAAAAGAATATAACAAAGAAGATGCTTTAAAAGAACTTCCTCAAGGCACAACAAATAACAATCTATTTGTAGGATCTACAAGCGACTTACAAAGAATGCTTTTGTCGAAAGACAGTGATGATGAACAAGATAACGTGGTAGATATAAGTGAATACACATCAGATAAATGATACCTACATGGGTAATCCCAACGTTAAACGTGACGGGATCAACCATAATTACAGTAAAAAAGAATTACAAGAATACTCAAGGTGTATGTCAGATCCTAGCTATTTTGCTAAGACCTATTGTAAGATTATACACCTAGATAGAGGTCTTGTCAACTTCGAACTTTACCCATATCAAGAAAAAATGTTTAACCATTTCAAAGAAAATAGGTTTAGCATTGTGTTGGCTTGTCGGCAATCAGGTAAGTCCATTAGTTCTGTTGCCTATCTTCTTTGGTATGCTTGTTTTAACCCAGAGAAGACTATTGCTATCCTAGCCAACAAGGGTGCGACTGCACAAGAGATGCTAGGACGTATTCACCTTATGCTAGAGAACTTACCTTTCTTCTTACAGCCGGGGTGTAAGGCTCTTAATAAAAGAAGTATTGAGTTCAGTAACAATAGCCGCATCGTATCAGCCGCTACTTCTGGATCTTCTATTCGTGGTATGTCTGTCAACCTTCTATACTTGGATGAGTTTGCGTTTGTTGAGAGAGCGGCTGACTTCTATACCTCAACATATCCTGTTGTATCATCTGGTAAAGACACGCAGATCATAATAACTTCTACAGCAAATGGTATAGGTAATATGTATCATAAACTGTGGGAAGGCGCAATGCAAAAAGTGAACGAGTTTATTCCGTTCAGGGTTGATTGGTGGGACGTACCGGGGAGAGATGAGGAATGGAAACTTAAGACCATATCAAACACATCTCAACTACAGTTTGATCAGGAGTTTGGTAATACATTCTTTGGAACAGGCGATACTCTTATAGCACCACATATTCTTTTAGAGCAAGTAGCCCAAAGTCATATAGAAGTTTTAGAGGGTGGAGATCTTCTTATATACGAAACACCAAAGCCAAAGACTAATTATGTTATGTGTGTTGATGTTGCGAAGGGTAGAGGACAGGATTATTCTACATTTAATTTGATCGACATTAGCCAAAGACCTTTTAAACAGGTTGCCGTTTATCGCTGTAATACTATCTCTCCTATTCTCTACCCTAGCATTATATATAAGTACGCAACTTTGTATAACGAAGCATATGTTATTATTGAATCAAACGATCAAGGCACACTAGTAACTAATGGGTTATATCAAGACTTAGAATATGAGAACCTTCACATGGAATCTGTGGTAAAGGCTGACCGCATTGGTGTTGAAATGAATAAGAAGGTTAAGCGTATTGGGTGTGCGGCTATAAAAGATATCATAGAAAATCGTAAACTTAATATACTAGATCCACAGACTATATCAGAAATGTCTACATTCGTAGCCAAAGGTATTTCCTATGAAGCGTCAGAAGGCAACCATGATGATCTAATAATGAACCTTGTTCTATTTGGTTTCTTTGCTGTTGGTAATAACTTTGAAGAACTAACAGACGTGAACTTAAAAGATATGATGTTTGAACAACGTATGAAAGAAATAGAAAATGACTTGGTGCCATTTGGATTTATAAATGGTGCTGGTGATCCTGAAAAAGAAGATGACGAAGCAGTTCTTCAAGGAGATCAGTTAAAAGGCTGGACAGTTGAACGAAATTGGACACCAAACTTCGACTTTTGATTTGTTATAAATACAAGTGATTGAAAATAACCGTATTATGAAAAACATATAATTCGATTACTGGAAAAAGAAGGAAACAGTTATGGCAATATTTAGCCCATCAGAATCCCCAGCGATTGTCGTTAAGGAAGTTGATCTCACAGGCGGTGTGCCTAATGTTCAAACTACCACAGGCGCATTTGCAGGGAAATTTCGTTGGGGGCCAATCGAAGAGGCAGTATTAATAGACAACGAAGCAAGTCTTGCCTCTAAATTCGGTGCTCCTGATGACGCACATACCGTAGATTTTCATACGGCGGGAGGATTTTTAAAATTCTCAAATAGTCTTCAAACAGTTCGTGTCGCAGATACAACCGCATTAAATGCGGCTGACTCAGCGGGTGCGGCAGAACAAATTAAAAACCAAGCGGCTTTTGATGTATCAACTACTCTAGCTGGCAAATCGACTTTCTACGGAAAGTATGCTGGTGCTTTAGGTAGTTCACTACAAATTGTTTGGTCAGATGGAAGTAATTGGGCAACATGGGGAAGTGCCTATAAAGCACAGTTCGATGCAACCCCAACAGGAAATGAACGTCATGTTCTTGTTCTTGATGAAGATGGTGTTATCACAGGGACAGCGGGAACTGTTCTAGAGAGATATCCATTCGTATCAAACTCTTCTACTGCTACTAACACAGACGGTACTTCTAACTATATGAAGAACGTTATTAACAGAAAATCAAACTACATTTATGCTACTACACACGTAGATAGCACAGGATCAAAATCTTTACTTGGTGGTGTTGACGGATCAGCCGCTGGCACAGACGATTATCTAAGAGGGTTTAATAGTTTCGAAGATAAAGATACTATTCAAGTTGACTTCTTAATCGCACCGGGCAAGGCAGTTGCTGGTGATCAAGCTACAGTAGTGAACGATCTTGTAACAACAGCGGGTACTACACGTAAAGATGCTGTTGTAGTAACTTCGCCAGCCTCTGCATCAGTAGTAGGTAATGCTACTCCAGATGCCGCTACAGTAACAGATACTGGTAGTTACACTTATAGTGATTACTTATTTGTTGACAACAACTGGTTAAAGATGTATGACAAGTTTAACGATAAGTATATCAACGTGCCAGCCGCTGGACAAACAGCGGGTATTATGGCGGCTTCGGATGCAAACTCCGCACCATGGTTCTCACCAGCGGGTTCACGTAGAGGTCAGTACTTAGGCGTAACAAGCTTGGCCTACACTCCTACCAAGGCTCAAAGAGACACACTGTATAAAGCAGGGATCAACCCGATTGCTAATTTACCGGGGCAAGGTATCTTACTATATGGTGACAAAACACACATGAACAGACCATCAGCATTTGATCGTATTAATGTTCGTAGGTTGTTTAATGTTGTTGAAAGAGCAATCGCAAATGCGGCAAGAAACACATTGTTTGAACTTAACGATGAGTTTACTAGAGCGGAATTTGTTAACATCGTAGAACCATTCCTGAGAGAAATCAAAGGTAGACGTGGTATCACCGACTTTAGGGTTGTATGCGATGAGACAAACAACACTACTGCCGTTATAGATAGAAACGAGTTCATTGCAAACATCTTCATCAAACCAGCACGTTCTATTAACTACATAACTCTTAACTTTGTAGCTGTAAGATCAGGCGTTGACTTTGAAGAAGTCGCTGGCCTATCGGTATAAGGAGATAAGAAGATGGCAGTACTAGGCGTAGATGATTTTAAAGCCAAGTTACGTGGTGGTGGAGCGAGACCTAATCTCTTCAAAGCCACGATTAACTTTCCGGGCTATGCAAACGGAGATGTAGAGCTTACATCTTTCATGTGTGAAGCGGCACAACTTCCCGCTTCCACTATGGCAACAATAATTGTTCCTTTTAGAGGTAGACAATTAAAAATGGCAGGGGATCGTACATTTGAAACATGGACACCCTCTATCATTAATGACACAGACTTTAATGTTCGTGACGCAATGGAACGTTGGATGAATGGTATGAATGCTCACGCAACAAATACTGGTTTAACCAATCCTGTTGATTACGAAGCAGATCTTGTTGTTGAACAACTTGACAAAGATGGTTCTACATTAAAGACTTATAACTTTAGAGGTTGTTTCCCTACTAACGTTTCTCCAATCGATCTGAACTATGCTTCAGAAAATGAGATTGAGAAGTTTACGGTAGAGTTCCAAATGCAATATTGGGAAGCCGCAACCACTTCTTAAACGAAGTATAAATAAAGAACAAGAGGGGCTGTGATGGCCCCTCTACCTCCACAACACTAGGAATTACAATGGCAGACGATTCTATTAAATTATTTGGTTTTGAAATCAAACGTTCTAAGAAGAAGCAAGATGAAAAGCTTACTTCTATTGTTCCACCTGTTGATCAGGATGGTGCTGGTTATGTTACTTCGGCTGGTGCTCACTATGGCACTTATGTTAATATTGGTGGTGAAGACCACGCTAAAGATAACTTACAGAATATTCAACAATATCGTGCAGTTGCTACTCACCCTGAGGTTGATGCGGCGATAGAAGATATTGTGAACGAAAGCGTTATATCAAGCGAGAGTGAGAGTTCGGTAAATCTAATATTAGATAATGTTGAAGGTCTCAGTGACTCACTTAAGAAACAAATCACTGAAGAGTTTGACACCATCGTATCCATGTTAAACTTTAATGATTTAGGTCACGATATGTTCAGACGTTGGTATGTCGATGGTCGTATCTACCACCACTTAGTCGTAGATGAGAAGAACTTAAAGGCTGGTATTCAGGAAATAAGACCAATCGATTCTTCTAAGATCCGCAAAGTAAAAGAAGTTAAGAAGAAAAAAGATGTAGTAACAGGTGCTAGTTTGATAGACTCAGTTAATGAGTTCTATATTTACCAAGAGAAACCGGGGTCACAAACCTCTGGTGTCAAACTATCTAATGACTCAGTTTCTTATGTAACATCAGGTCTTTTGGATGCCACTCGTAAGCGTGTAGTTTCTCACTTACACAAAGCACTAAAGCCAATCAATCAGTTGCGTATGATGGAAGACTCTCTAGTTATTTACAGACTAGCCAGAGCACCCGAAAGACGTATATTCTATATCGATGTTGGTAACTTACCAAGAGGTAAAGCCGAAACATATATGAAAGATATTATGGCTCGTTACCGTAATAAACTTGTATATGATGCAGACACTGGTAAGATTAGAGATGATCGTAAGCATATGTCAATGCTTGAAGACTTCTGGCTACCTCGCCGTGAAGGTGGTAGAGGTACAGAGATATCAACACTCCCCGGCGGTGAGAACCTTGGACAGATTGATGATATCATATACTTCCAGAAGCGTTTGTATAGATCACTAAACGTTCCAGTTAGTAGGCTTGAGCAAGAGACACAGTTCTCTTTAGGTAGATCCACAGAGATCTCTAGAGATGAAGTTAAGTTCCAGAAGTTTATTGACAGACTACGTAATAGATTTGGTATGCTTTTCACAGAAGTTCTGAAGAAGCAACTAATCATGAAGGGTCTTATCACTGAAGATGATTGGAACAACTGGAAAAACGATATTACAGTTGACTATATAAGAGACAATCATTTTACAGAACTTAAAGATGCAGAGTTATTAGCGAATAGATTACAACAACTAGATCAAGTACAACAGTATGTCGGAGAGTTCTTCTCTAAAGAATACGTGCTTAAGAATGTATTAATGCTAGATGATGATGGTATAAAGCAAATGAAAGATCAGATTACTAAAGAAAAAGAATCTGGCGAAATTGAAACCGATGATGAGGAAGAACAACAATGAGTATAGATCAACCACTTGAACAGCCAGAAATGAGTCAAGATGCTAAAATGAATAGTTTTATTCAGAATGTAGTAGACGATGACTTTTCTAAAGCGGCACCTACATTCCACGAATTGCTACAAGCAAAAATGGATGATGCGTTAGATCAAGAAAAAATTGCTGTTGCGGCTCAGATGTTTAATGGCGCAGAAGAAGAATTAGATGATGATGATCCTTCTGAAGAAGATATCGATGCGGCTATAGATGAGTTAGACGATGAAGATGACGATGATACTGAAGAAGAAGACGATACAGAAGAATAATTATATCATGTCAAAAATCTTTTTAGTATAAATAAAGGTAATAATATGACAAAAACGTTTAGAAATATGAGGGAACTTGCTGGTAGGAAACCTTCTGGTGAAATGGTCTTTAAGAAAAAGATCAGTGGCCTTCCCGTAATGATTCATAAAGAGAAGAACGGTTTTGTTGTGTATATAGATGGTGACAGACTCGATGACTATAAGTCTCAGAAAGAAGCTGAGAAAATGGCTAAAGAATTTGTTAAACAATATAGAGGTTAATTAGATGAAGCTGATCACAGAATACACTGAAACAGATGTTCAGTGCATAGTAGAGAAAAAAGAAGATGGCACAAAATCTCATGTGATTGAAGGCGTCTTCATGCAAGCTGAGTCAAAGAATAGAAACGGACGCATATATCCAAAGCCTATTATGGAAAAGGCAGTTGGTAAGTATGTGAACGAACAGGTTTCCAAGAACAGAGCGGTTGGTGAGTTAAATCACCCTGAAGGACCAACTGTTAACTTGGATAAAGTATCCCACAAAATCACAGAACTTTCTTGGAAGGGAAATGATGTTGTGGGTAAGGCACAAATACTGGATACTCCAATGGGTAATATCGTAAAAGGTTTACTTGAGGGCGGCGTTCAACTAGGTGTGTCAACTCGTGGTATGGGTAGCCTTGAGCAACGTAACGGAACTATGTACGTCAAAGATGATTTTATGCTTAATACGGTTGATATCGTACAAGATCCATCTGCACCAAATGCTTTTGTTAATGGGATAATGGAAGGTGTAGAGTGGGTTTGGAATAATGGCATCATTGAAGCTCAAGAAATTGAAAGAATAGAGACTGAAATAAAAAATGCTCCACGTGCGGATCTTTATGAGACGCAAGTGCGTGAGTACAAGAATTTCCTCTCGTTATTGAAACAAACATGATTAAGGAGTCTAACATGGCTGATCAAATCGAAGAACAGGATGTAGAACTTCTAGACGAGTCGGAAACCGATCTTGTAGAGAAAGAAGCTCACGATCCTAAGAATGCTGAAGCCCAATCAGTAGCATCTGTTGATGCCGCTGAGAAAAAAGGCCCGGTCGCTAAGAAGCGTAAGGGTGATAAGGGAACAAGCGAACCAATGCAAAAAGGCGATGCTGGCGCAATGAAAGCCGAGTCTGTCGATATCGATGGAGATTTTAGTGAAGACTTGAATGCTCTTGTTGAATCTGAAGCCACACTCAGTGATGAGTTTAAAGCTAAAACAGCAGTAATCTTTGAAGCAGCGGTTAAATCCAAAATCTCAACAGAGATCAATCGTTTAGAAACAGAATATGCCGATCAGTTGGCAGAAGAAGTTGCTACAACTAAAAACGATCTTGTAGAGAAAGTGGACAGCTACCTAAACTATGTGGTTGAACAGTGGATGGACGATAACAAACTTGCAATACAATCTGGACTACGTTCAGAAATTGCAGAAGGATTTATGGATAAGTTGAAAGACTTGTTTGTAGAATCTTATGTTGAAGTCCCTGAGTCCAAAGTTGACCTAGTAGACGAACT